AACATCTCAGGTTTGGATGCTACTTCTACAATTACTTCCTTTAAAACAGGTACTTTTTTGACTATGATTGAATCGTGAATACTCCAAGATGTATCGTGTACAACTAGGGTATCATTTGGTTTAGCCTCTCCAGCTTGAACGTGTTTAGTGTAAGCATAGAATAAAGCTATAATACAACAAACAAAAAGGGCTATATTAACCTTCATCTTCTGAGAGTGGATCTAAGCCACCTGGTAGATTCTTTTCTCTTTCAGCATCAGTCTTTCTGTTTTGTGTTTTCTCAAAAGCAGAGATACCAAAACAAGCTGCTGTAAGTCCAGCGAATACTTCTAGGATAATAGGCTCAATAACAAATTGTTGTTGCTCTAATCCTGTAATAACATCAGCAATTCCATAAACTGCTAAGATAGCAAATGAAGCGAATCCTAATACGGATTTCTCATTGATATCATTGTCATCTTTAAAAATGTCTAGTAATGCCATTGTTTTACTTTTTATGTAGTTTATACCATTTGTGCAAGGTATAACCAATGGTAGCGACTAAAAGGAGAATCTTCAAAGATTGCTCTAAGTCAGTAAATGATACGCTAAAAGCTATCATATTAAAGATTCCCACTTTTAAATCGTCTTGATCCATTATTTCTTGTCTTGCACTTTAGTGAATACTTGTAATAATGGTCCTTTAGCTAAGATGATGATTGCTTCGCTATCCTTGATAAATCCTTTTAATACATCTTGGTCAGAAGTATCTAAATCAAGAATCTCTCCTTTGTTAAGAGCTAAAGCCCATTCAAAGTATTTAATAGCATCACCCTTAGTTTGTTGAACCAAAGAGTTTGCAAGTAATTTACCTGCATTTACTTTTGAACCATCTCTTTCAAGAAGGTCCTTTCCCTCTAAATCTGTAAGATTAAAGTTAAAGTTTAATTTCATTGTTTTGTGTGTTTGATTATGTAGTAAAGTTAATAATTAATAATTAACAATCAACTACATTTTGAGCACCAAACAAATCAACTAATTTAGCCTTTAAATGAGTGTATCCAAAAGTGAAAATATCAACACCTTGAGCTGAAGATAAATCAGGAACTTTAGTTACTACGGGTAATCCAGCAACTTCATTTGTTTCTTCTTTCACTAATTGAACAAAAAGATTATTCCCTATACTTTGATTTTGAGCTTGTTGGGCTAAAATATACTTTGAATTATCAATTATAGAATCAGATTGATTTTGAAATAATTCTATAATAAAATTTGCTACACCTAATTTTGAAATTTGATAATTAGAAATACGAACATAAGCTTCAGAAGTGATACCCTTATCAGTTCCAATTTGAGTTGTGATTTTTAATGCCATTTTATTTATTTGTTTAAGTTTAAGGACAATAATATGCTCCATTTACTATCTGAATTGAACCATTAAATCCAGAAGGCAATGTAGTTTGTGTTACTCCATCGTAATAGTAATAAGATGGAGAAGGATATGATGGTAATATATATCTTTGGCCATATCCTAAAGGGGGAGCTAATCTAGTCCACGCTGTAGCACCACCTCCACAAGAAACTAATCTATAATATGTATAAGCATTAGCAACTATTTTACTTTTAGCTACTGTTTGATTAGCTGCAGTGCCACTTAATGGAGCTGATTGTATATCAACATAAGATTGAACCTGATCTCCTCTAATACATTTTTTTGCTGAAACTCCTGAAGGAGGCATTGGTAATAATTGTAAGAATGTACCATTATTACAAGCTTCTAAAAGGTTTTCAAATGTAATTTGTTGGTTAGATGGAATTGATGACCATAACATATTAAGCTATATTTAATTGTTTTTCTAAATCTGCTACACGCTTTTCTAATCTAGCAATTTTTACTGTATGCACTTCACGATAAGATAGGTTTAAATATCCATCAGAATTTTTAGTTACAGCACTAGGCATATAGGTTTCTGCTTCTTGAGCAAAATAACCATATTCATGTTTACCATTTTTAATATAAAATTTAGCTTTTAAGTTTTCAATGTCTTTTATTTGAACATCATCTAACAATAAATCTTTTAATCTACTATCCGATGATTCATAAAATGCAGATGCTGTATATGTTCCAGTACTCCTTGCGTTACCATTTGTAAAAAATTCATGACCTGAACCATTTGATGGAGCATTACCAATATAAGTATATCCATAAATCCAATTTGTACTTCCTGCGGTTGTAATTCCATTAGGGAAAAATGCTGAATTTGCTGTGCCCCATGGATTTGGCGAAGATACATAGCCACTTGGAGCATTAACACTAGCTGCTAATGTTAAATTCCCACTCATATCTAATTGCAAACGATTTGCACCTGCACTCCAGCCACCAATTCTAAAAACATTATCAGAATCTAATCCCATATTGACCGCATAATAGCCACCTCTATGAAATGACATAAATGCCGAATTATTACCTGTTGAATATGCCTGTAATGCAGCAGAATTTGAATTATTTACTGCTGATGTTCCATTATTTGTTAAAAAATATTGTATTCCATACCATGTATACGCACTATTAACGGCACTTGAAATACTATTTGTATTACCTGCTGTTTGAGCTGCAACTTGAGAAGCTATGTTACCAGTATGTACCATTTCTACCCAACTTCTATTAATAGCCCAAGCACTTCTCCAAAAGAATCTATTGTCAGATTCGCCTGCACAAGCCATTTGAAATCCATATTGATTAGCTCCATTTACATGGTTATAATGAATTCCTTGCAATCCTACATAGTGAGTTGAACCACCAGGTGCATTTGCAGGCGAGCTCCATGTATCAATAAATCCTGAACCCCAATTAGAAAATACAGTATTAAAATCAGTTTGCCCCCAACCCATAGTTCCATTTTGGTAATTTATTGATTGAGTTGATCTTGTAGCAAATGGAGAGTTAATGCTAAGATAATTAATAGCATTTCTTGTCATAGCAGCTGAAGTAAATCTATATAAATTGGATTCACTATTAGGGTCTACATAATATCCAGCATCTTGTGAGTCATAAAATATTGGGGCTCTCATAGATGTTCGAGATGTCAAAAATCCTCCAGAATTATCTAAACTTAATTCTTCTTGATTTGTAACATAACTATAAAATCTAAATTTACCCTGATAGTGATATGTTTCCCATTTATTAGCATTATTTTCTCTGTAGAAAATTCCTGCTGCTCCGTTTGTAGGTGCATTAATAAGTAATTGATTATCATTACCATTTAATGACAATGTTGCTAAATTGGAATTACTATTTGCATCTATATAGTAATTTGTATCAGCAGAATCATAGAAAATTGGAGATCTAACACTAGTATCATTGTATAGTATACCAAAAGTTTTTACAGAATCTGAAGCTTCTAATCTTAATATAGAACCTGCATGAGTTGGATATCCTGATGAATATAATCTTACCCCACCATATCCACCATATCCAGATATAGTAACTCCTGTATGATTATTTATAGCATAAGCAGCATATCCAACACCTGGTCTTGGATCCCAATTAGATATATAACCAATTCCTGTTATGGCATTACCAAGGTTAGCCATTTCGAGAGCATTTGTAGCTGTAGTAGCAGTTGTTGCATTTCCAGATAAATTACCACTAAATGTAGGAGCAGTAACTGTTCCAATAAATGAAGCATTATTGCTAGAATTAATATTAAAGATTGGACTAATACCATCTTTAGCAATAAAAAAGTTATTACTTGCACCAGTTCCTGCTACATAATATGAACCTGTAGAGACACCTCCGCTTCTTCCATATTTAGCAGCTGCTGAATTCTCTGCTGCATTCCATACAATGTGTGGATTATTAATCATTATACCAGCAGATCCACCAGCACCAATTGTAACATATTGATTTGCCCCATCACCCCATAGGCTAGTTGATGTCACTACAAATGGACTCCAAGTTCCTATACCTCCTGTATTAATTGTTAATGAAGTAGCTGTTAATGATCCAGCTACCTGAGTATTACCACTTGTTGTATTATGAGCAAATGTAGGAGTGCTGCTAGTAACACCCATTACAATACCACGACCAGCACCATTACCCATGTGTAATTTAATGGAATAATCAGTAACTGGTCCATATTGGTATTGAGCACCTACACCCATACTAAGTTTGTAAGACTCATCGCCATTCCAGAATCTAAATCCGTATCCTTCTCCAGCAGTAGAATTGTAATAATTATTTATATTACTTCCGTTAGGTGCAGATGCAGCTGTACCTGTAATATTAATTCCCCAAGTGCCACTATTGTAAACATATTGAGTTCCCGCTCCAATTGTAGCACCTTTCCATATATTACCTGATGTATCTACCGATGCAGCAACTCCGCTTGCTCCAGTCCCAAATACAACACCCAAAGTTCCAGCATAAAAATTTATATAAGTTCCTTTATCTGTACCTCCATCTATATGTAGATTACCATTGGTAGCAACTACTGAAGCAGAAGATACACCTGTTACAGTTCTTCCATTTCCTCCTACTCGAAGGGAAGCTCCCCATGTTGAATTAGGTCCATAAGTGGTATAATTATCTCCAGTATATGATATATTTCCAGTTATTGAACCACCCGATTTTAATAAATAACCTGATAAATCTTGTGCTAATGAAACTGAACCATCAGCCATTAAATACTGACTTGCTGTTCCACTTTCTTTTACAAATGAACCTGCAGTAATACTTTTACCAACACCAGAATTTATATTACCACTAGAGTTTATTGAAAATCTAGTAGCACCTGCTGTTTGGTCATAGATGTAGAAGTATCCAGAATCAGTAAATAAAGTATAATCCGGATTATTATCGGTATCTACAAAGTATAATCTAGGAGTAGCCCCACTAATTGTAAAGTCTCCTGTAAATGTTGGATTAGCAGCATTTGCTTTTAATGCTAAAGCAGCTAATACAGCGTTACTATTAGGGTATTCTGTGTCACTGGCTAATAAGTTGGAAACCATCTTATCTAACCTTTGGTAGGTAGAAGCAGCAGTAGCACTTAAAAGGTAATTGCTTAATGAGCTAGAAGTAATGTATGTATTACTATCTACAGTTCCATCGGCTTTAAGGAATTGACTAGCAGTACCACCAGTTTTAATAATAGTTCCTGCTTCTAAAATACCTGGTATAAACGTTTTACCATCCGAGTTAATATAAAACCTAGATGCAGAACCAGCACTTTGATATATTCTTAAGAATCCACTATCGTAACCAATAAAATACTTAATAGCATCAGCTTCATCATAAAAGTTAATTCTTGATTCAGCTCCTTTGATATTCATTGACCCTGTAAACTGAGGGTTAGCAATGTCTGCCTTAAGTGCTAATTTGGCTAATACAGCATTAGAGTTAGGGTATTCAGTATCACTTGCAAGCAAGTTAGATACCATTTTGTCTTTTCTTTGATAAGTATCAGCAGCAACCCCTGTAGATAAGTAAGTTGTAGTGTCTAATTCCCAAGTATTAGCTCCTGTTTTCTTTAGTATACCAGTGTTACCTGCTAAAGCTCCAATAGCTGTTAAGTCTCCATCTAATGGCTGATAAGAACTATTATCATAGCTTATCGTAGAGCCGTCAATTTTAACAAAACCTGTTCCGCTAAGGGCTGCTTGTTTTGAGTTAAATGTAGACCAATCTGTGTTATTTAAAAGACCTCTCTTAGTTGCGGAGGCTGTAGGTAAATTAATTGTATGTGTATCATCACTAGAAACTATAGCAGCATCACTACCAGCATTTCCTATAGCAATGAATTGCACTTGCTTAGTTAAACCATTAATGGCTGTTAAACCATTAGCAAATGTAGTTCCTACAGAAGCTAAGTGTGAATCTTGAGTATGGAAGTTTACAGTTCTGTTGCCATCTGTATCTACAAAGATTCTAATAGCTATTCTATCAGTAATTAATAAAGTAGTATCAGGTATTGTAACTGTAGTAGTGTAGTAGTCAATAGCTACACCATTGCTAATAACTTCAGGTGAAGCTACACTTGAGCCTAAAAGAGTAAATACACCTGCTTGAGAATACTTATAGATTTCAGCATAAAACCTAGGATTGCCACTATTATCAGAAGCTGAAAAATAGAAGCCTAAAGGCCATGCTCCAGGAGGAATCTTTAATAAAGAAGGGTCTCCTGCATCTGTAACGAATTGAGCAATGTTTTGAAAGCCTGTAGTATTAATCTTAAAGAAATCTACACCTGCACCTTCTACAGGAGTTTTACTCATTTCATAATAAGTAGAACCATCTAAAACACCTTGAGATGTACCACCATTAAGATAATAAGTTACACCACCTCCTGCATTAATAGAAGTGCCTCCGCTACCAACAGCTACAATCATATTCATGACTACAGAGTTAATAGAAGGAGAATCAGGATAAACTCTAACTACACGAGTATAACTAGGATTCCAAGGGCTACCATGAGTTCTAATCCAAACATAAAAGTCAGTCATTGTATTGACTGCTACATCAATGTTGGGATCATCTGTTTGATAGGAACTAGGCTGAGTCTCTGGGAATGAATTACCTATTGTAATTCCATAGTCAATATTGCCTTGTGATGGCATAGGAACGTACCCATCAGATGTATATTCAGCAAATACTCGTATCGTTTTAATAGCCATTTTTATCCTTCTTTTTGCCCATTAGGGCTAACATAACACTCCTCTGTAATTACTCTTGTAAAGTAAGCCAAATTTACATTATCTGAACCACTACTACAACTCAAATATTTATACTGATTATTCCACCCAGAAGTTATACCTGTAAATGTACCTATTTCAGTAAAGGTAACATAAGAGGCATCTAGGTTATCAAGATTAAGAGAGTAACTGATTGTTAAGTCTCCACCTAGGTTATTAATTCTTAACCACACAGCATCATTCCTACCAATATCAATAGTGGAGACAATAGTTAAATTATCTCCTCTATTAATTCTACGAATGATTCTGATTTTATTATCACCACAAACAAAGACTGCAATAAAGGCTGAATCTGACTTCGCCATAGTACGAAGCATCAATCCAGCTTTTGCATCGCTTGTAGTGCCATTAAATAGCTTTAGATGGGCTGTTAGTGTGTATTGTCCTAACTTATTCTCCCATCCATAAACATAACCGCTATCTTCTTTATCGGTAAACAAGCCACTACCATATAATTCTATGGAAGAACGTGACTTGTATTTAAAATATCCTATCTCTCTAGCCATATCAAGGTACAAAATCGTCTAAGTAGAACACTGTGAATGTATCAAATATAGTTCCCTCTTTACCAGCTTGGCCTAAATCAGTACCTATCCCGTTAGAGTTTTTTTTTTAGATGCCGTAACATCGGCTGTAATTAGGAGTCCATTCTCATCGTATCTTGACCTGGTAAGCTGTCCGTAGATTTCATTGGAGCTTAATTCCATAAATACCACTTCGGCTGTACACTCAAAGTCATTTAACTTCATTGACAATGGCCAAAACTTCTTACCTGCTAAAGGTCCTTGATTAGGGAACTCATAAATAGCTCCATATTGTAAATCAATACCAATTAGTGTGCCAACAAAGATGTTACGATAATCAGAATATTGATTAAGAATATTTCTAGCACAATACTCCAAAATAGTAAATTTGTCTTCTTCATCTCTTTCATACCATGATCCAGTAGTTTGTCCTGTAAAGAAATCATGGTAGTAAGAAGGTATTGCACCATATTGTCCATTATAATTAAATAGAAATGCAGAAGGTTCTTCAATATCGTAAATAGAGAACTCCTTTTGATTAAAATTATCTCCATTATACATAACCTTTCTTTCAGGTATAATAGAAGTATATTTTAAGTTATCAACATGGAATATTTCTCTTGTAGGCCACTTTTTACCTAAATACGTTAATGGCTTAGGACCATTAATACATATATCACTATACCAAGATTCAAAATTACCAGTAGTTCCTTTTAATCCTGCATGAAATTCAACATAAACAGAATAAGATTCATACTTATAAATATCCCAATCATCTAAAATATCAGGGAAAGGGAATTGCTGTGAGAATGAAGTTACATTATCATCACTTGGGTAATTAGTAGACTTTTGGTAGTAATGTGGAGAGTTTTTCCACTTGCCAGATAAGAAATCATAATAATACTCAGCTACACCAGTTATATAGGGTATTTGAGCTATTAAAGCAAAAGTAGGATTCTTTGTAGGGCATTGAAAAGATACATTAAATCCTTCTCCCCATCTTATTGGCAATCCTTTTGTAGAATAAAAATCATTTTGATTTAAGTTAGTAGTAGTTGAAGTAATACCAACTTTATACTTATTCTCTAATTCGTTGTATAATAAATATGATTTTACATTAGCCCCTTTGTAAAAGAAATCTAGTAAAGTTTGAGCTTGAGTAGTTCCTGTTAAAGAAAGTGTATCAGTTATAGGAATCTCATTGTGAGTTCCACTCCAAATAGTACAATCTCCATTTAAAAACTTATTAGTAGCTCCCTGATATTCAATTTCAGCATATTTATAGAATCTTCTAATTCTACGCTTAGGTTCTGCTAATATCTTAAAGTCTACACCATGAACTAATGTAGGAATACCTTTTTTTGACGAAGTATTAAGTGTTCCATCTAAAGAGAATTTACTAGCCTCTGTTATACCAAATATTAAATCTTTAGGCTTAACAAAATACCATTCTCCATAATTTTGATAAACAAAAGCATTAAAAACATTACAGAATGATGTAATTAAATCTAAATCACTTTTAAATTCAAAGTTATTATCCTTTAAAGCAGGAGTATAAACAAATGTTTGCTCTAATGGTGTGGAATATTCAGTCTTTGTATGTGACATAGCCCACATCTTACAAAGTACATTTAATGGGAATTCATAGCCAATTCCGTTTAAAGCTTTTTGAATTACATCTAAAACTCTTAAAATGCCAGGAGGCATCTTACCATCTATATCAAGCTTGCTTTTCTTTAATGTACTTAAACCATCAATTGTCTTAAATTCAATAGCAGGGTACTTTAAAAATACATCTTCATCACACAATTCTGGGCTTACAAAACCTCTCCAGAATAAATTACCAGCTCTGTAATACTCAATAATGTATTCCTTTTCATCTTCACTAATAAGTGAATCCATATTGATAACACCACCCAATACTTTGAATGTAAGAGACGATCCCTTTAATGGATAGAAGATATCATCATCTGCTGTAGGATAATCAATCTCAACTGGTCCTACTTGCCCATGAGGGATATCAGTAATTGTACCAGTGTAGTCTTTTTTAAGAATAAGTATCTTATTATTGCTAACAAGCATCTCGTTAAATGGATTGCAAAACCCATCAAACTCAAAGCGATATAGTATTCCGTATCCTGTCATTATCTTCCAGTTATTCTAAGAGTTGTTTCCATTGACTTGTTGATTGAGTAGCCAGTAGATGTTGCAGTAATTGAACCAGTCAAATCTACGAATAATCTTACAGATTGCGTAGAATAGTTTGATCCACCATATTGATAAGATGAACCACTTACTTTACTAGACATTGATCCACCAGATGAAGCACCTGAAATTGCTGAGCCAGTTTTATTCTTATCCATGCTAGCATCAACCTTACCAGCTAATGCTTTCATAGCACCACCAATAGCTACAGCAGCCATACCATAACCAATACCTAATTCTGGAACAGTAGCTACACCTCCAGTAAAAAATGCTTTTAATGCAGTTCCTACTATACCAGCAGCAATTGCAGCAGTACCAATTTTGATTAAATAATCTCCTAACGCATTAAGAATCATTGAACCAAGGGCCTTAAAAGCATCTCCTACAGTACCTCCAGAGAATAAAGCTGTTCCTACAATTTCAGCAAATCCTGCTGCTAAATTAACAGCTAAATCTTTACTTGCAGAATAAAAAGCTTGTCCATAATTTGCCATATTAGTAAGCAAATCTTGATCCATTAATTGGTTTGCAGCTTGACTAGCAGTTTGTTTACTATTTTTAGCATCTTGCATAAATCTAGCATCTACACTGTCAGACATAACTTTTCTAGCCTTGTTTCTATTAGTTACAAGTGCTTCGACAACTTTTTGCCCTAACTTCATTCTTTTGGATGCAAACTCTGCTTCCCAACCATCGTATTGAGCACCATACCTTTTAGCCTCATCAATCTTGCCTGTAAAATAGGCTCTCATGTCTTTTAGCTCCTCGGTATAATTAGTAGACCACCATTCTCTAGCTCTCATTCCAGCTAACTTATTGGCTTCGTCTAAATCCCTTAGTTTACCATAATAAGCAGCTTCGTCTGCTACCCATTTATCATGTAATCTTTGCCTTTCCTTAGCAGCTTTATCAAACTCTTTATTACCAGCATCTCCTCCAGGAGGCTTATCATCAAATTTGGGTTTGCCTTTTTTAGCAGCAGCTTCTTCAGCTTTTCTAGCAGCTTCTTCTAAATCATTAATTAATTTATAGTTATTAGCATACTCATGATAAAGCTTATATCTTTCTGCAATTAATTCAGTTTTGCTTTTATTATATTTAGCTTCTCCTGTAGCCTGATCCATTTCTGTAAATCCTACAGCAGGTGCTTTTTTAATTAATTCATCAAAATGCTTAATTCTTTGTTTAAGCTCTACATTGGCATCTCTTAATAAATTAGGATCTTTCTTAATAGCAGCATCCATAATATCATTATACATTGCACCTGCTGCTTTAGAAGCTACAAATGCTGCTGCCAATGATACTAATAACTTAACTAAACCACCCCCCGATAAACTGAGTGCCGACACTGTAGTAGCTAAAGATTTAGCTAATGATATTAATTTACTTATTCCAATTAAAATAGGACCAATAGAAACGCCAATAGCAATAAGTTTTAAATTCATTTCCTTGGCTTCTGGAGTCAATTCCATAAATCTATCTTTAAGCTCTCCAATAAAACCAGAGAAAGCCCTTAAACCAGCTCCAACTCGTAATTCATCATTTAAGACATTACCAATGTCTGCTAAAGCAAATGTTATACTCTCTTTTAATTTATTAAACGACCCCATTAAAGTTTGGGATTGTTTATCTAGCATTCCATAATATCTACCGCCTTTACTTGTAGCAGCTTCAAAAGCATCAGCAACATCTTGTACACTGATTTGGCCATTCTTCATTTCTTTTGTGAGAACAGCCATTGACTTTCCAGTCTTATCTGAAATAGCCTGCAATGGGTTAAATCCAGCATTAATCATTTGACGAGCTTCTTGCCCCATCAATTTGCCTGATGCTTGTACTTGACCAAATGCTAATGAAAGTCTTTGAAATTTATCAGAACTACCTCCTGATACATCTCCTAGCATTTTTGTGATAAATACTGCTTGCTCTGCAGATAATCCGTAACCTAGTAATGTTTGAGTACCCTTTGCAATATCTTGAAATTGCATAGGAGATTTAAGAGCTAAATCTTTTAACTCTTTTAATGTATCTTTTGCTACTTCTGCTGAACCTGTGAATACTTCAAATGAAACAGAAATTTGTTCCATTTCTGCAGAAGTCTTTAATGAAGCTACTCCTAATCCAACTAATGGTGCAGTAATTGCAGTGGTTAATTTATTGCCAATATTGCCAATAGCAGAACCAAATGCAGCTAATGATCTTGTAGTATTAGCCCCAATCTGATTCATATTGCCAGAAATACTATTTCTAAGCCCTTCTACGGAAGCAGATAATTCCTCTAATTTTTTGACAGCATCAGATACATCAGCCCCAAATACTACCTTATATTCATTACTTTCAGCCATTGTCTAAAGAGTTAAGCCATTTATTCGTTAGTTCATCCGAAAGATACTCTTTTTCTTTTGGTTTTTCTAAAACTTTTCCTATATCGTCTGTCCAAAGAGGCCATAGTTTCTTAGCAGTTGGGGCATCTTTACCAGCTAAAGCAGCTATTGAAGACCACATAATTTGCCTTGTATGCTCCCATTGCTCTGCTTTTCTAAACTCAAAGCCATGTTCATAGTCCAGAAATTCCCCTAAAGTCATTCTTTTCCATTCCCATGGCTTTAACCCAGTTTTATTTATCCTTGTAAGAATGTTCTTCCAAGTAATTATTTCTTTTTTTTTGAGTCAATCTTTAATTCAGGCTTCTCTAAATCACTTGGCATTAAATCGGCAGTAATCCAATCAACAACATTTACTACCTTACAAGTGACCAACCATTTAGTAGCAAGCATTCTGTTCCCTTTTAGCTTTCTTAAAACATCTTCAGCTTCATCATCTAAGCCATTTAAAAATAGCCAATAAATATGCCCACTTAAAAGCATATCTCTTGTAATTTCAATTAATCTTTGAGGATCATTTTCATAATCTTGCATATTAACAAGATCATTAAACTCTCCTCCTAATTCCTTAACATAAACATCGTTTATGCAACCTAATGAAAAGTCAAAGTTGATTTTCTTTCCTTCAAATGTAATACTACGCATTGTGTGTGTGTGTTTTGTGTGTATTTAAACAAAAAGGGTAGAGATTATATCCCTACCCCAAATGTAAACAAAAATTTTCAAATATTAAGCAGCAGTAGTCTTTGTTAATGGACCATTACCTTTTAGCTTAATATCTACAGTAGCAATCTCTTGATCACCACCTTTTACTGGTACTGACTCAACATAAGCTAAACCAGTTAATACTGTAGCTCCTGTAGCAGCAGTTTTGAATGAAACAGTTAATTCTGTTTGCTCTATCCAAGCAGTCAATAACTCATCATAAGTGTAGTTTGTTCCACCATCACTGTAGTCTAATTGAGCTGTAGCTGACAATCCCCATGCTTTACGGCCTGGAATTGCAGTTTCCCATACACCTGAATCCTTGGATGAAGTATCAATCATTGTAGTTGATAATTCGATATCACAAGTTGTTTCGTTTGCTATAACCTTAGTACCTACGAAGATACGCAAGTCTGTTCCTTTTACTAATGCCATTTTATTTCTAATTTAATTGTTCTAATAATTGACTAAATGTTACGATAATTTCTACTTGCCATCCTGTTGGCAATTGTGAAGTTAATGTATTTGTTTGATATTCACAATTCAAAACCTGCCAATTAGTTAAGTGGCTACTAATTCCATAATTACTTGGTCCTAAGAGGACTTTACCTATAATTTGATTAACTATATCATTAGCTACTTTTTTGCCTCCTGTATCAGATACAAACTTAGTAATAACGTGAATATCAATAATCTCATCACGAATAAACATATCTTTATTCCCATCATTTCTACCTGTCTGTTGCATAAATACAATGGCAGGAAATGCTGCTGTACTTGGAACTATCTCATCAAAAACCTCAACTGGCTGATTATTACTAGTAATATTAGTTAAAGTCTCAAAATAA